CAGCGCGGTGGTCACCTCGGTGCGCGGTGATGCCACCTGGCTCGGGTCGGGCATGTACGAGTCCATCACGAACTCGATCCTCTCCGGCGAGGACCCGCCCAGCGACGCGAAGCGGTTCTACTTCAACGTCAGCACGACGCCCGAGGACGTCTTCATCGACCCCGCGGCCCTGAAGGCCGCCCTGTCGCCCGACATCAAGAACCTCGTCGAGCAGACCAGCGCTGGCTGGATGGAGGCCGCCTGGTCCTATATCGACCCCGACGACGAGATCGTCATGTTCGGCGACGGCTCCAAGAACGACGACTCCACCGCGCTCGTCGGCTGCCGCCTCTCCGATGGCCTCGTCTTCTTCATCGGCGTCTGGCAGAAGCCGCCCGGCGATCGCGGCGAGGGTTGGCTTGCGCCGCGCGAGGCCGTCAGCCAGCGGGTGGCCGAGGCGTTCCAGCGCTTCAACATCGTCGGCTTCTGGTTCGACCCCTCGCACACCACCGACGACGAGGACGGCTCGCGCTACTGGGACGAGTACTGCGACCGCTGGATGCAGCTCTACTCGACGCGCCTGAAGCTCTGGGCTACGAAGACCGGCCACCGCACCCACGCGGTCATGTTCGACATGACCAGCCCCGAGCGCGCCGCGCTCTTCGTCGCCGGAGCCGAGCGCTTCCTCGAGGAGATGCACGCCGAGAATGACGTCGAGGAGTTCGAGCCGCGGTTCCAGATCGACGGAAACCCCGCCCTCGTGAAGCACCTGCTCAACGCGCGCCAGTATCCGACGAAGTGGGGCATGTCGCTGTCGAAGGAGTCCCGCTCCTCGAGCAACAAGGTCGACCTAGCGGTCTGTGCCGTCGGTGCGCGCATGATGCGCTACATCCACCTGAACGCGACCGTCGACAAGGAGCCACCGCGCTCCGGGCGGGTCTGGGGCTACTGAGATGATAGCCTTGTCCAGACGAACCGAACCGAAGGACTGATCCGTGTCGAAGCGCAGCAAGGCCAAGCGCCGGGAGAGCCTGAGTCTCGCCGCCCGAGCGTCCACCGCGCGCGAGCGCATCGTTCAGGGCCTGCCTAGCCTCATCCGACAGCGGAACCAGGCCATCATGGTCGACTACTGGACGACTGGCCGGCAGGCTCAGCTCGACGACTCCAGCCCCGCCTCATTCGACGGCGGCAAGCCGTTCATCCCGCGCAACATGGAGCAGCGGAACCACGGATCACATGCCCCTGAGGGCGGCCGCGAGTACCTCGACCTCGCCAGCCGCGCCTCGGCGCCGTTCGGCAAGCTGGTCATCTCCTCGGTCGCGCAGACCATCCACTTCACGGGCGCCCGCATCCCGGGCCGCCCTGAGGACGAGAAGCTCGACGCGATCCGGGTGCTGCGGCGCAATAACTGGGACCGCCAGCAGCAGCCCCACACGCGCGCGAACGTCGCCCACGGCCTCGCCTTCGTCTCCGTGTTCCCTGGCACCGACCCCCTCTCGGGCGATCCTCTCCCGCGCGTGCGCGCCCACTCCGCGAAGCGGGTCGCGCTGTTCTTCGACGACGAGCAGGACGAGTGGGGCTCCTACTCGATCATGCTCGGCCCGGGAATCTCCGATGGTGACGGTAAGCACATGCGCACCGTCACCGTGGTCGACGATCGCGAGGCGCTGCAGTTCACGCTGAAGGGCGTCGACATCAACACCTCGACGCCGACGACGGACGACCTCGAGGACGCCAAGACGCTGTCCTTCGACGGAATCGCGTTCGAGCACGGCTACGGCGTCTGTCCTGTCGTGCCGTACTACAACCACGTCGACCTCGAGGGCAATCCGACCGGCGAGATCATGCCGATCATCCCGACACTGCGTCGCATCGACCAGTCGACCTTCGACCGTCTCATCGTCCAGCGCTTCGGCGCCTGGAAGGTCCGCTACATCGCGGGCATGACGCCGCCGGAGACTCCGCAGGAGGGAGAGGCTCAGAAGTTCAAGCTGTCGGTCGCCGACATCCTCGTGGCCGAGGACCCGAACACCCAGTTCGGCACCCTCGATGGCACCGACACGAAGGGCTACATCGAAGCGACCGACCACGACCTGCGCGTGCTGGCGGCGATCACCCAGACGCCGCCGCACCATCTTCTCGGCCTCTCGAGCAACCTGCAGGCCGAGGCGCTCGGCGCCGCGACCGAGGGGCTGCGCGCGAAGAGCCTCGACTACCGCCAGATGAACTCCGGCTCGCACGAGCAGACCCTTCGACTGATCGCGATCGCCCGCGGCAAGATGGAGGACGCCATCGCGGACGAGTACATCATCGAGTGGCGACGCAACGATCCCGGTCTGACGCAGGAGGCCGCGCAGGCCTTGGCGACGGTGTCGAACGACCTTGGCGTGCCTCCGCAGATGATGTGGGAGCACATGCCCGGCTGGACCGACGCCGACTCTGAGCGCGCGAAGCGCATCGTCGAGAGCGGCGAGGCCGACCGGCTGATCGAGATGATGGCGCAGGCCGGCGCGCAGCAGGCCGGACAGCAGCAGGAGGGACAGACCGGTGGCAACAACGCCCGGTGAGGTCCTCTCGCTCGGGTACCGCTCGACCTCGGCCGACGCCGCTGAGCGAGTCGCCACGGCGATCCGCACGCTGTGGCTGAAGCACTCCACCGGCGCCCGCTCGGCCGAAGACTTCTACGAGCGCTGGCTCGACGAGTCGGCGGTCCTGCTGACGCGGGCTTGGTCCGAGCAGGCGAAGCTCGCGCGCGCCTACTACATGAGCCTGCGCCGCATCGAGGCCCCCTACGCGCCCACCTTCATCCCCGCGGCGCTGCCCGAGGTAGACCAGAAGGTCGTCCGTGACAGCCTCTACTACATGGCCTTCATCGAGGGACGCCCCGCCGGCGAGAAGCTGGCGGACTACCCCCCCGAGGAGTTCGCGCGCGACGAGCGCCTGAGTCTCATCTCCGGCTCGGTCGTCAAGCACGCCATGAACGGTGGCCGGCTCCAGATCAAGCAGGCGCTCGACAGCGAGACGGCCGAGTTCCGGGGCTACTACCGCCAGCTCGGCGCCGACCCCTGCGGTTTCTGTGCCCTGCTCGGCACGCGCCACGACTACAGCAAGGACTCGTTCGACGAGTCGGACGCCCGCTTCGAGGGACCCGGTGAGTTCAAGGTCCACGACTTCTGCCACTGCGTGCTGCGCCCGTACTGGGCGGCGCCGGCGCTGTCCGAGACCCACCAGCGCGCCGAGCAGCTGTGGGCTGACATCAAGGCGCGCTTCTCCGGCCTCGACAACAAGCGCCTGATCAGCGAGTACTCGAAGGCCTGGCGTGAGCAGCAGGAACTCCGCGCTGCTACAGTGAATCAGGACCGCCCGGCAAAGGGCCGCGCGGCCTGACCGATCCTGAGGAGGATCTGAAGATGCCGTTCCCCGAACTGAAGGACTGGAAGGCCCCCTGGGAGGCCAAGGGCGAGGAGATCGACGCCGAGAAGGCCAAGGCCTTCGCCTACGCCGAGAAGAAGCGCGCCCACGACCTCGAAGAGGCCAACAAGAAGCTCACCAAGGAGCGCGACGAAGCACTCCAGGCTGCCGAGACCGCGAAGGCCGAGGCGAAGAAGGCCACGGAGACCGCCGAGGAGACCGCGGCCCGCGAGGCCGCCGAGCGCGAGCAGCGCGAGGCCAAGCAGCGCGAGAAGGACGCCGAAGCGCGCGCGAAGCTCGAGCGCGAGAACCTGGTCCTGAAGGTGCAGCGCGAGACCGGACTCGACGAGGACGTCATCGAGCGCCTCAAGGGCGAGACGGTCGAGGAGCTCGTCGCCGACGCCAAGGCGTTCGCCGAGAAGGTCGGCTTCGAGCTGCCCGCCTCCAAGGCGCCGGACGACGCGACCGAGGACGAGGATCCGAACCCGGTTCTTCGCCAGCCCCGCAAGCCCGGCCTGAACCCCGGAGATCCCGATCCGGACAAGGGCGGCGCGAAGACGCCCGAGCAGGTCGCCGAGCAGATCGCGACCGAGGACCGCGGCTACGTGATGCTCTGATCAGCCCCCCCGACAATGCCCCTCAGCGACCGCTGGGGGGCATTGTTCATGCTTTCCCTGCAGGTGTCAAGACCAGCCTGTTACGCTAGCCGTGTCAGAACTTCCAGCGGGTTGCCGCTGATCACACTTCAAAGGAGACACCCGCATGGCGGTCATCAAGGCCAAGCCGGAGAAGGTCATCGAGAACTTCCTCCCGCTGGTTCAGCGTCAGCTGATCGCGCCGCTCCTGGTCACCCGCGTGTCCGATGACACGTTCAAGGGCGCCGAGGGCGACAAGGTCACGGTCCGCATCAACAAGCTCCGCACCCGGACGCGTGAGTACGACTTCCGCGGCCGCACGCAGCCGATCCAGATGGACGACATCTCGGGCGGCGAGGAGTTCGAGATCAAGATCGACAAGCACGTCTACACGGCGACGTCGCTCGAGGACGAGCACATGACGCTGGACGACGTGTCCTACACCCGCGAGGTCCTGGCCCCCCAGACCGACGCGGTCGCCGAGGACTACGAGAACCGCGTGGTCCAGGGCCTCTACTCGGTCGACGCCAAGCAGACGCTGACCGCGACCGCCGACGACGACCCGTACCTGGTCGCCCTCGAGGCCAAGCGCCTCATGGACAGCTGGAAGACGGCGCCGCGCCAGGGCCGGGTCCTGCTCGCCGGCTCCAACGTCGCCGCCGCGTGGCTGGCCTCGGACCGCCTCACGCGCTACGACTCGACCGGCCAGACCGGCACGCCGGCGCTGCGCGACGCGATCATCGGCAAGCTGGCCAGCACGGCGGTCGTCGAGGTCCCCGAGCTGGACCCGAACAAGGCGTTCTACATGCACCCGTCCAGCCTCGTGCTGGCCTCGGTCGCGCCCGACGTCCCGCGCGGCGTCAGCACCGGCGCCAAGGTGTCGAAGAACGGCTACGGCATGCGGTACATCGTCGACTACGACGCGAACTACCTGCGTGACCGCTCGATCGTCTCGACCTTCCTCGGCATGAACGAGATCAAGGACGAGCGGTACCTGTCCGACGGCTGGCACGACCCCGAGACGGGAGCGGACGTCGCCTCGGGCACGCCGGGCGCCGTCGAGCACCGCGCGGGCGACATCAAGCACGACGCGGTCGCGAAGAACGCGCGCATCATCCCGATCAACCTGACGGGCTTCACCTCCGTCCTGGCCTGATCCAAGCACCAGTAGCGCCCGTCCCGGTCACCCCGGGGCGGGCGCGCTGCTATGCTGGGGCGTATGGCCGCCACGACTCCCATCATCTCGATCCCGAACCTGCGCATCTCCGCGCGGCGCTCGAGCATCGCCCCGGACGACGAGGTGGCCAACTGGGTCGTAGCCGAGGCCAGCGCTCGCGTCTGCGACTACGCGCGCCACCCCGAGTGGGAGGACCCCGCCTCCGGTGTCAGCGCCCCTCGCCAGGCAAAGCGCATCGCGCTGGCCGTGGCCACCCGCGTCTTCCTGAATCCCGAGCTCGAGCGCTCCTCGAGCATCGGCGGCGTGCTCTCCTCGAGCAACGCCCCCGAGTGGGCCCTCGGCTTCGAGCTCTCCGACAGCGAGAAGGAGGAGCTGGATGACCTGCGCAACGGCGGCAACGGCAACCGCCTGGGAGTGATCTCGCTGGCCGGCTCGGCCACCTACGACGAGACGCTGTACGTCGCCGACGAGTCCGGCTCGGACTGGATGATTCCCTACTTTGACACCGCGGACATCGAGGCCTACCGCGAGCCTGACGACGTGGTGATCCCGTGAGGGGCGACCGCACCGTCCACATCCTCCGCGAGCCCGAGAAGGATTGGCAGGGCGACCCCGTGGGCGAGCCGGCGCGCCAGTTCGTGGCCGACGACTGCACCTTCGTCCCCTCGATCAACCAGGACGACGGACAGCTCGTGAACGGCCAGGCTCGTCTCGTGATCTACCCGGGGGCCGAGGCAGTCCCCGGCGTCAACGACGAGGTCGAGATCCAGGGGGAGGGCGTGTGGCAGATCGACGGCGACGTCGTCTCCATCACGAAGCGCGGCGAGGTCAAGATCTGGATGATGAACCTCCGGAAGCAGCGATGAAGCCCCTCACGCGCTACGTCCCGAACAACCGCTCGTTCGGCAAGTTCATGCTGACTCGCCGCGGGAACCCAGCCCACGCCGAGGCGGTGCGGGTCGCGCACATGATCGCGGCGGTCGCCAACGACGAGGCCGCGGCCGTCACGCACAAGAAGCCGACCGAGCAGCAGAAGCGCCTGCGGATCAACCCGAACGCCGGCAAGACGCTGGCCGGCTCGTACAAGGTCCGGGACGCCTACTGGGTCTCCAAGGAGTACCCGAACGTTCGATCCTCGCAGATGGTGTATTCCGACGACAATGCCGCGCTCTTCAATGAGGTCGGCGTCAGGGCGGACGACGGCACGCGCCGCCAGGAGCGCCACTTCCTGCGCAACGCCGCGATCTTCATCGCGCGCGCCCGGAACGGAGGAGTCTGATGGACGAGCGCCCCCATGGTGATGTCGAGGAGATCGTGCGCGAGCTGCTGCTGAACCAGCTCGTCATCGAGAACGAGCCCCTGTCCGAGGACCGCATCGGCGGATTCCCCGAGCCGGGCACGGAGTACGCCCCCTTCTACATCGCGATCGAGTCGGGTGGCGGCCGCTCGGACTACTTCACGCAGGAGCCCACGATCGACATCGACGTGTTCGCCCCGCGCCGCAGCACGGCGAAAAGCATCGCTTTCGCGATCCAGCTCATCATGCTGCGCTACCCTTGGAGTGTCAGGGTCGAATCCGGCCAGCGATACACGATCGACAGGGTTGTGTGCGACGCGGGCCCGGTGAAGATGCCGTGGGCGGATCAGTCGGTCCGTCGACAGCTGGCGCAGTACACACTCATTCTTCGACGTTAGAAAGAAGGAACCCCCAGTGGGCACCACTTACGACGCGCTCGCCAACAAGAAGCGCGAGCTCATCCGCAAGGCCCTCAAGGGGTCCGTCTTCCTGGCCCCCGCGACCGCGGATCCGATCACGACCCTCACGGAGTCCGTCGGCACGCCGGCCGCGATCGGCCTGAAGGCCCTCCCCGACGACTGGGACGACCTCGGCTGGCTGTCCACGGACGGCGCCCAGTTCGCCCGCGAGGTCGCCTCCAGCGACGTCTCCTCGTGGGGCTCGAACACGCCGACCCGTACCGACATCACGTCGGACAGCACGACCCTGACGGTCCTCGCGCAGGAGACCAAGCTGATCACCCTCGGCCTGGCCACCGGCGCCGACCTGGGGGGCATCGAGGCCGACTCGGTGACCGGCGAGGTCCAGATCAAGAAGCCGCTGACGCCGCAGAAGCGCGCCTACCGCGCGCTCTCGGTCGCGGTCGACGTCAACCCCGACACCGGCGCCGAGATCTACATCGCGCGCTTCCTGCCCAAGGCCGAGATCTCGAACTACGCCGAGCAGGCGTTCGGCGCCGGCGACGATCCGATCGGCTGGGGCGTCACGCTCTCCGGCAAGGAGGACAGCGACCTCGGCTTCAGCGAGTCGTGGCTGTTCGGCGGCCAGGGCTGGAAGGAGCTCCTCACCGACATGGGCATCCCGAACGCGACTCCCTGATCGCAGCCCCCTGCAACGCCCCGCCATCTTCCGTGATGGTGGGGCGTTGCGCTGCCTCCGGGACTTCTGGTACGCTCGTGTCGTTCGGCCGAGAGGCCACGACCCCAACCAGGAGGAACCATGAGCTTCCCGAAGACATTCAAGAAGGGCGACCAGGTCCGCGTGGCGAACACGCCGGCTGACGAGGTCTCGGCCCAGTTCAACGGCTTCAAGGAGGTCCACGACGTGGACATCGAGCCGGATGCCCCCTCGGGCTTCGTAGTCGACCCGGTCGACCCGAAGTCGAGCGACTCCAGCGAGTCACCGCGCGAGCGCCGCGAGCGCAAGTCCGCCGAGCGCCGTGCCGCCGCGGAGCAGGCCCAGGCCGACGCGGCCGCGGGCGCCGCCGGCGACGACCCGTTCGTCGTCAACTCCGAGGGCGAGGTCGCCCAGTGACCGAGCAGGCCTACACCGTCGCGCAGCCGGGCGTCGTCCCGGCGGCGCCGAACCAGCGCCAGGCCGTCAACCTCGTGCTCGACGAGCTCGAGCGCGACGACGTCAACGTCGGCAAGGAGGTCTTCCGGATCGCGGTCGGGAACAAGTTCCTCGAGTTCCTCGATCCGGCCGAGCTGCCCTACGACGTCGTGCTGGCGGCCGCGGAGAACCCGTTCCTCCTCGTCGAGCGCGCGTTGGACGAGGAGAACCGCAAGTTCTGGTACTCGCTGCGCCTGCCGACCTGGCAGGCGGCGAAGATCCTCAAGTCCTACACCGAGTACTACCAGCTCGAGGATCTCGCAAAAAACTTCGTCTGATCTATGTGCTGACGAAGTACTTCCAGGAACTGGAACACGACTTCGCCGCCCATCTGCCCGGCCTCGACTGGCGCAAGATGTGGCGGCGTCGTCAGTGGAAGCGGCTCCTGTGGCACATAGATCATCTCCCCCGGAACAGCCTCTACCACGAGGCGATGGCGACGGACCCGGAGCTGGCGCGCCAGATGGCCGAGGCCGGAGATGACCTCGAGAGCTCTGACCCCCGCCCCTCGGTCTCCGAGTTCGACCTCCATGCAGACCTCCTGACGACCCTCGTCAACGAGACGCGCATGGTCCGCGCCGCCATCATCGGCGCCGCCGGCGGCGGCAACTCGAAGGTCGACATGCTCAAGGGCCCCAAGTACGCCATCGAGGACGTGGCCCTCGAGGTGCGGCAGAAGCAGCACGCGAGCCTTGCTGCTAGGCTGTTGCCACACAAGTACCCCCAGGGACCATCGGATCAGGAGTAGGACGTGGCGTACGAAGCCGGCAAGGTCTTCCTCCAGGTCATCCCTTCGTACGACAACTTCCAGCGCACGATCGCGAAGGACGTCAAGGCTGACGGCGTCCTGGGTCGCCAGATGGCCCGGGACGCCGAGCAGCTCGGCGCCCAGGTCGACGAGGGCATGGCCAAGGGTGTTCGCAAGGGGAAGAGCACCCAGCGCGCCGTCGCCGAGACCGTCGCCGACGTCGACAAGACGCTCAAGTCGTCGAACCGCGCCGTCGACTCCTGGTCGAAGAACCTCGTCAACCGCATCGGCGCTGCGCGCCAGGTGCTCGGCCAGACGAACAAGGAGATGACCCGCGGCCTCCGCGAGTTCGAGGACCGGGTTCGCAAGGGCGCGCTGACCACCCAGCAGGCCGAGCGGGTCTACACGAAGTACGCCAAGGCGCTGGCCAAGGCCTCCGAGGCCGGCAAGTCTACCCGCGGCCGCTCGAACAACCGGGCCGCACTGCGTGCCCTGACCGGCGATGCCGCCGAGGCGCGCAAGTTCGTCGAGGCCGAGAAGCGCGCGCTGCGCGAGTCGGTCGCTGCAACCAAGAAGGCCGAGTCCGAGAAGCGTCGCGAGCTCGAGAAGAGCGCCCGCGAGTACGAGCGCCTCGAGCGCGAGATCACCGACTTCGCCGCGAAGGAGGACGCTCGCCGCCTCCGTCGCAAGATGCGCGACCAGCAGAACGCGCTGGCCGAGGCCGAGAAGGCCGCCAAGGCCGAGGCGCGGCTGTACGAGCGCGTTCAGCGTGAGCGCGCGCGCGCCGAGGACGCCGCCATGAAGCGCGCCCAGCGCCTGCAGGCCATGCAGGAGGCCGAGGCGATCCGCGCGGCCCAGCGCCAGGCGCGCCACGCCGAGACGATGCGCATGCAGGCCGAGCGCCAGGGCTTCTGGGACGAGCGTCGCGCCTCGCGCGATCGTGATCGCGACGCGCCCGCCACGAACGTCGCTGCCCGCTCGGTCCACCGCTTCACCGGCTTCCTCACGGGCAACCGTGATGCTCAGGACGGCGCCAACGCGTTCCGTGCCTTCAACGCCGCGGTCCTGCTGGCCGTGACCCTCGGTACTGCGCTGGTCCCGGTCCTCGCTGCCATCGGCGGTGGTGTCGCGGCCCTGATCCCCGTGCTGCTCGGCGCGGCCACCGGCCTCGGTGTCTTCGCCTTCGCCGTTTCGGGCATCAAGGGCGCCGTCGAGGCGCTCGCCAAGCAGCAGGACGCCTCCTCGGGCTCATCGCGCCAGTACCAGAACCAGGTCCAGTCCGCGGCCCGCGCCGCCCAGCGCGCCGGCCAGCAGGTCGAGCGCGCCGAGCGGAACCTGGCCAAGGCGCAGCGCGCCGTCGCCGACGCCCGCCGCAGCGCCGCTCGCACGGTGCAGGACGCCATCGAGCGCCAGAAGCGTGCCGAGGAGAGCCTGATCGAGGCGCAGCAGCGCGCGGTCGAGGCGCAGCAGGACCTCGTGGATGCGCGCCGGCAGGCGATCAAGGACCTGCGCGACCTCGAGAACCGCGTCGCCCAGAACCGCCTCGACGAGCGCTCGGGCGTCATCGACGTCTTCAACGCCGAGCAGCGCTACAACGCCGTCATGGCGGACCCCGGCGCGACGAACCTCGAGCGCGAGCAGGCCTCGATCGACCTCGAGCAGGCGCAGCTCTCGCTCAAGCAGACCCGGCAGGAGCAGCAGGACCTCGCCGAGGACAAGGCGAAGGCCGACCGCGATGGTGTCAACGGCACCGAT